AGGTGTTCCTTCCTCATTTCCTGTGCCTTGAGATTCATGGTGTCCGACCAATTCTTCTCCTGTGTTTTCAAAACTTTCGGTTGTTTCGATGTTTGAGTTTTCTCTGACTTCAATAACTTCTTCTTTAATTTCGATTTCTGTTGCGATTTCTTCGATGGTCTCTTGATTGCCATAACTTACCTCCATAGGTATTTCTTGAAATGTTTCTATAGGAGGAGCTAAATTAAAAACATTTACTATACCCGTGTTTATTTCTTCTATTTCTATTTCTTCTACATATACCTCATTAAACATTTCTGTTTCTATAAAAATCTCCTCAAAAGGTATAAATTCTTCTAATATAAATTCTTCATATATAAATAATTCTTCAGGTTCTATCGTAGTTAATACTTCTTCTATTTCTTCAAATGCTGTATTTAATATTGCTGTTTGTGTAGCTGTAAGAACAGTATCATCGTACGTCATTGTTACAGATATATTATCCACGTTAGCACCACCAAGATTAGCAGGACTATTACTATCGGTACCACTAATATTAATATTTCCAATATTGCTGCCAGTCCCTGTATACGTAATACTGTCTGTAAAATACTCTCCATTAATGTTCGTAACATTGTATCTCTCCTGTGTTGTAGTAGCTAACACTTCGTTACTTTCATCTCTTATCTGTAGTCTAATACTAAAACTATCTGCTGGTCCAGAGCCACCCCAACATCCTGCTACCCCACATTCGCCATTTTGTACTTGAACGCTAGAGTTTAGAGTAATGCCATTATTAAGCATCGGTTGCGTTATGGTGTTACTGTGGAGTAAGAATGATTGCTCAATATTGCCACTATCTCCAAACTCTAGGTCATGTCCACCCGGACAACAATCTCCAATTCGTTGTGCATCACCCGACAATGTCCACCCTGTAGTGCCATCATCGAATGTACCATTAGTAATTAAATTACCTGTTGTGTTAATATCTGCAAAAGTTATAACAGGTATAAGTAAAATTAAATATTTCATTTTCTTTCAGGTGCTGGTATTTCTTGTTCGTTACTTCCGTAAATTGTCATTTCGCCTAATGTGACTCTGTGTGTTGCACAACTTACTAACAATAAACTACTTATTAATATTAGTATTTTCATTAATCATTCCTGATGGAATAGGTTTATTATTCCATTTGTTAACATTTAATTTTTGAAAGCCACCTATTTCTATCCATCTTGCTTTTGCTTGGACACCAATAAGTCCATCTATTGGACAAGGAGTTCCTGCGTCCATCATACTTTGCCATACATTTTCGTCTTGACACATAAGACTAATACTGGCTACTTTCATGCCTAATTTGTTTAAAAGTTCTGCTTTTTTTCGTCTTTCGCACTCTTCATCTGCATAATAATTACCTGCAGAAAAAGCAAACCCAATAGTTGTCATGCCTAAACTCAATGGAATAACACATGAACCTTGTCCATAAACAGACATTGCAGGTGCATTTGATGGTGCAACAGCAGTTTTTTGATTCGTACTATTATTTGTTTCATTATTTGTAGTAGTATTTGAGCTACTACCTGATTGATACGTTGTGCTGCTCTCGTAGCCTCCGGTTATTGCCGTGTTTGACCCAGCATTATTAGATTGTGTATTTGTTGTAGCACCTGATGAAGTAACATCAGATACTGATGATTCAATACTTAATAAAATAATAAGGATTGTAAGTACAAATAATGCACCTTTTAACTTCGACATTTCCATTTTCTCAATGCTAATGCTTTTCTTGTTGGTCTACCTTTGCTGTCTTTCATAGGACCTTTAACTCCTGACATTCTTGCACAAAAACTTGCACGTCTTTTAGCTGCTTTTGAACCGGCTTTTACTTTTCCTGTTACAGGTCTTTTTAAATTAGAGCCTTGTGTTCTTTTAAAAAATTTTCTACCAGCCTCATTTAGCCCACCTGTCTTAGATTGATATTTTTTAGCTACCATTTTATTTCCTTGTTAGTGAACCACCAAAATACAATCCAATAATAGAAAATATTGTATGTGATTGTAGATTAGTTATATAAATTGTGTTGCCTGACTCAAAATATGATGTCTCATAAGTCTCTCCAAATATCCACCACCCCGAATCTGCTTCTGTCATTATCTGATATGCAATGTTTACGTCAGTAAATATAGGTGCAACAATTGGTACTACTATAATTGAGAATACACACATCAGGGCTATCCAACGCCTTGTGTGTTTGGTATGTGGGTCTGTTACTTGCCTAGCCTTGTCTGTTTGTTTAGCTGCAAACTCTGCTCGTTGCATTAACATTTTTTCTCTTTCTGCTTGTGCTTGTCCTTTTTGTGCAACTATTGACATAATGCCGCCAAGAACAGTCGAAGCTAACATGCTTAATAGCTCCATTGGTATTCCCATCATCTATAAAACTCCTCTCTTGATGAGTCAGGTAGTGTTCCTATAACTGCTCCACCATATTCGACTCCTGATTGTCTTAATAATTCTAAATACTTTCTAAATGCTTCAGGATTTGCTATTTGTAATGCTCTTTCTCTAATTCTATTAGTTTTGTCAGCAAGTCTTAATTCTTTTGATAATTCGTCTCTTACTCTAGTCGCTGCTTCTCTACCTGTTGCTGTTTCTAAATTAGCTTGTTGTATAAGTTTTTGCCCGTAAGGTTTAGATAAAAGTCTGCTGAATCCGTACATAATTCCTAATGACGCTAAAGAACCGATTGGACCACCAAACGAATAACCTAAAATACCAACACTACCAATACCTATACTGCCTTTTGACAATACTGCGTTACGTAAAACAAAATTATTTAAATTAGGTTCTGCTAATAAAAATGGTGCTATTTTATTAAAAGAACCAATATTATTTATCATTTTATTACCTAAATCTTTTCCATAAGCCTCAGTAATTTTTACTCTCATAGCAGGAGTCATCAAATCGCTTGTTGCGTCTTTAGTAAGTTTTGTTATGTCTTTACCTGCATTAAGAGGCAAAAATAGTTTTTGTTCTAAAATATCGTCAATTTGTGCATTTACTAACCCTTTGTATTCTGTGTCTCCAACAAGTTTATGTAACTGTGCATGTTTAGCTGCATCAGTCGTATCAAAGTAATTTCTTAATAGTGTTGCTTGTGTAGTCGATTGACTGCCTACTGGTAAATTTAAAGTATCAATTTTAAACATTTCTTTTTGGTCTTTTGTAAGTTCTCTTGATACATTTTTAAAAGCATTAGAATTACCCATATAAGCTAACGCTTGTTTATTTAAATTGACATCATCTAGAAATGCTTTGTTTGCGTCTTTCGCTACTTGCAATTTTTGTAATGCATCGTCTGCAACACCACGCATATTATTTTCTAGTGCATTTTGTAATGACGATAATTTTGCTAATGCATGTTTGTTTTCAGCAGTAAGGTTTTGTCCTATAGGTGCTGATGCTTTTATGTTTGATATTTTGTCTCTGACATTAGAATATAATTTTAAGTAATCTCTTCCTGATAAAATGCCACCTGCTTTGTTGAGTGATTGAGTTGTAAATAATGCAGGTACACCAGCAGTAATTGCACCTTTATTTTGTATAAACCCTAATTCTTTTTGTATGTTTTTTATTGCAGATGTACCTATGTTAGCTTGGTCTGCTCCTAAAAATGCTCTTGGATTTGCTTTTGTTGCTTTACCTATAAGGTCTGCAATACTCGCACCTGTAGTTTCTACACCATCTTTATTTATGTAAGAAATAGGTTTGTTTAAAGCAATTCTAACATCGCTTTGTAATAAACTTTTATCAAAATCTTTGTAAGCATTTTGTTTTTCTGCAACTCTTAAATTTAATTTTTGCTCTATATTTTGTAACAAAGTTGTGCCTGACCTACCTGCTGCTAGAGTTTCTAAGCTAGGAGACACCTGTTCATTTCTTTCAATCCTTAATTTACCACCTACACCTTTTTTCTGTTGAAAAGCAAATTCTTTTGCACTCGATGCTAAATAAGGTGCTGGATTACCTGATTGTGATATTGCTGCAAATCCGTCTTTTTGTATATTTGCATTTAAATTTTTAAAGTCACCTACTATCCTGCTTACAACTTCTTTTATTTGTCTTTGATATGCTCCTCTTGTAGGCGAACCTATTAAAGGTAAAACTCCTGCTGCTTGAAAATAACTTCTAATATGTTCACCAGTCACAAGACCTAAATACGGCGTTAGTCCCTCTTTTTCAAACGCTTCAGTTATTTCTTTAACATATAGCTTACCCTCTTCGCCTTTTTGTTGCACCATTCTTTCTATAAGAGAAGTTCTTCTAGGTATGTCTTTGCCTACTTTTGCTAATTCTTTGTCACTTAGTTTTCCTAACTTTTCTATTTGTTTTTTAGAAAGTTCTTTGCCTCTGCCTAGTACATTTCCTAATGCATTACCTGCTCCCATAAATACTGCAGTACCGACAAAATCAGTAGCACCAGCAATACCTGCGTCTTTAAATTTCTGACTAATAGGAGCAAGTGGTAAATCAGGATTTAACAACTCAGCTAACTCTCTGTAAGCTGCTGTAGCAGCAGCACCACCAACACCAGCACCAGCAGATGTACCAGCTATGCCACCTGCAGAACCTGCAATAGCACCTAACGTAGCACCTGTAATACGCATAGTTGGTTCTGCCCAACTAGGTAAGTCTGTAGGATATTCGTCTTCACCAATTAAACCAAGTTGTACGCCTTTGTTCCTTACATTTTTATAATAAGTTTTTGCGTTAATTCTGTCTGCTTGTAGCAAAGTAGAACCAGCACGTTTGTAAGCGTTAAATTCGTCATTTATTGCGTCTTGTATTCTTTTTCTTTCTAAAGGTGTCATTTAGTTTCCAAAATAATCTTCTAATTCATTTAAGTCTTCTGTCGTAAATTCACCTGCAAATGTGTCAGGCGTATCATAAAATGGGTCAGCACCAAATCCTTGTTGCTCGAAAGCCCCTGTTACGACTTCTAACCTTTTTACCATATATTCCAAATCACCAAGTTTTTGTGCATATTTAGTTTTATCAGAAGATGTTCCTGCACCTGCTAATAGATTTTTGTATTGCTCAACTTGGTCTTTGAATATGTCTTTTACTTTATTGTATTTAGAATAAGCTAAATCATCTCCCTCAAGTGCAGTTATAGGTATTGTTTTTTGTATTTGTTCTAACAAGAACTTAGATGGTCTACCTGTAAATACACTAGCAGATGTTTCTAGTATGGACCTATTCAAAGCCTCTCTTGATGCTAATGCTCTGTTAGATTCTAAATTTTTTAATCCTAGTGCTGAACCTACTTTAGATAAACTCATTTGTGCAGCATCAAACGCACCAAACGACTCAGGTATTAATGCATCTTGTTGTTGCGACTCTAGTGAATAAGTTCTAGGTGCAAATCTAGGTGTTGTTACTTGATTTGTTTTGTCTAATAAATTAGCTGTTGCAACTCTTGACCTGCTTATAGCATCAAAAGTTTTTGTATCATCATCAGGTGATGATAATGCTCTGCTTATTGCTTGTCCTGAAGTTTCAAAAGGATTTCTTTTTGTACCTGTACTTTGCACTTCTGCTGCAACTTTAAATAAGTCTTGTATACCTTTTGCTTGTTTGTACTTTTCTATAGATTCTTGCGATAGTTGTCCTGTTGCAAGTCCATCAATGAGATGTAGTTGTGGATTAAAAAATCCAGCTACGTCAGATGTATTAATACTACTAGGAACTCTAGGTTCTATTCGTCTACCATTTTGTTGATTGTCTTCGTCAAAAAAACCAGCTAATTGACTGCCGACCAACGCTATATCATCAAACATACTCATAAGTTATACTCCTAAAAAAATCCTTTATAAAATTCTCTATCAAAAAATCCGGGTTGTCTAGTACCATAAAACTGTTGCATCGGTGGTCTAGCAAAAAAACCTGTATTAAATCCCGGATTCTGTCCCATAAACGTATTGTTGTTTTGTGCAAGATTGTTTAAATAATTTACCAACCCAAATATCTGTGCTTGGTCTGAAATGTTACCAGCCATTGAAGTTTGGTCTTTTAACAACATTTGTCCATTTGGTCCTGCAACTTGTGCAGTTATGTCAGGTGTTACAGTAGTGCTTGTTATAGGTCCTTGTGTGCCAATAACTTCTCCTTTAGCATTTGTAATGTTTTGACCTACATTTACAAGGTTTGGGTCAACTAAAGCATTACTTGCTTGATATCCTTGATTCGTAGTCATGCCTGATGCTAATTCTGACTCTGTAAATTCTTGATAGCCTGTATCTCCGGGACTAGGTGTCAAATAAGTGCCTGAATCTATATCATAAACTTTTCTTACATATATGCCCTCGTCTCCGATTCCAAAAGTTCTTTCAAGTAAATTTCTGTCATCGCCTTTAACAAGTTCAAACTGATTAGGTCCTGTTGCATCTCCAAATCTAGGAGTTGGCGTGTCATCGTCTAATCCAGCACCACCAGTAGCTATTGCTGCTCGTGCATCTGCTAAACTAAAACTAGGAGCATCAGGTGTTGTTGCTTGTTTTTCTGCATCTTTTACTGCCTGAAAAGCAATATCAAATTTACCAGCGTTTCCCGGATTATATTTAAAGTCAGGCGATTCGCCTCTTTTAGCTATTTCAATACCCTCTTTGTCTTGTTCTAATCTGTATAAATCAGCTTCTTCTGCAAATTCAGGATTCCCTCTAGGGTCATTTTCGTCATAACTAAAACCTAAATTTTCGTCAAAAAATCTTTCTCCTAAATCACTTCTTGAAGTTCCTGATTCTCTTCTGTAATTATTTAACTGTGTTTTAAAATCTTTATATGATTTTTCTGTAATTCCTAATTTTATTTCACCTTTTCTTACTTGGTCTCTATAAGAATTCCCACCTCCTGCTGTTGACATTAAACTTGTAGTTGTGCTTCCGTCAGGGTTTTGTGTTGTAACAAGCTGTGCATCATCAGATATTGTTCCTGCTGTATCTACTGGTCTTGCGTCATCAGTATTCATAGCATCAAACGCACCTATACCCAAAAGACCTGCTGTGCCTATGCCAATCCCTGTAGGAGATGTTAAAAATCCTGCACCTGTGCGTCCCATATTATTCATGTTTGCAAAAAATCCTTGATTAGTTGCACTTGCTGGTGTCGTGTTTGGTTTTGCAAATTTTAAAGATTGTTTATAAACTTGTTCTCCTCTAGGTGTGTTAACGTAACCACCCATTTTTGCAGCATTTGACTCTGTTGTAGCTACTTGTATTTTTTTTGCGTCACTTGTTAAGGTTTGTGCATTTTTGCCTCTACCAACAGTAGAACTGGTTCTTCCACCAGCTTGTACTTTATAAAATTGGTCTGCAATTTTTTTACCTGTTGCTGCATTTACTTTTAATTCTTGTGCAATTCTTGCAGCAGCAGCTTTACGATTTACTCCTACCAATATTTGTCTAATTAACCCGTAACCTACTTGTGCTACTACATAAGGTAATGCCATAATTTATCTCCTAATCAAATAATCCTAATACTGAACCTAAACCAACTGCCCAACCTATAGGGGTTGCATATGAACCGATTGCTGCTGCTGTTGGTCCGAGACCCATAAATGCTTTAGAACCTAAAGCTGCTGCTGTTCCAATACCTGATGCTGCACCACCTATTGCTCTTTGTCCAAATGATGGTGAACTACCTGCCATACTTTGTGTCATTGTTCTGCCCGTATCAGTACCACTTATTAAAGACTGATATCTTGCAAGATTATCAAATGGTCTATTTTGTTGTGCTTCAAATACTCTTCTAGCATCGTCTATTGCCATTTGGTCTCTAGCCTCTTGTCTGCCACCTAAATTCATTAAAGTTTGTGATGGACCAGCAAATTGAGCTATTGTTTGTGGAGCTAGTCCTATTGCTTTTGCCTGATTGGACAACGCATCGCTGTAGGCATCACTAAACATTTTTGACCTTATGTCACCTGCTTTTTGCAAATAATCTCCTATAACGCCTTGTTCTAGTATTGCTTGTCTATCTCCACCTAGTTGTCCTGCTCTATTCGCATCTCTTCTAGCTTGTTGCAACAGACCTTGAGCTTGTGTAAATAGAGGTCTTGTAGCAGCATCTGCTGCGTTCGATAGAAAAGGATTACTAGCAAGGTTCGCTGGACCTGCTAATGCAAATTGTTGTGCAGCACCGAGTTGATTCGTTAACTGTGACTGTGGACCTAAAGCATTTAGCAATGCAAGATTTTCACCCGTCAGGGTTGTTTCACTTGGTTGTGCAAAAGTTCTACCTGTAAATACCTGTGGACCACCAGTATTATATAAATTACTAGCGTCTGAATATATACCACGTAGAAAAGGTTCTGCTATTGTAGATGGTTCTACTCTCGTAACTTGAGAGCCACCACCACCACTTCCTTTACTCATAAAAGTACCTCTAATGTATTGTTGTTAAATCTTTACCTAAAATAGTGTAAGCATGTTCATAGCCATACTTATCTAATTTTTTTATAAATCCTTTGCGACAAGCTGTTTCCATAGCTACGCAATCGTTTTCTATTGCCCAGTTTTCTAGCGTATCAAGAACCTTGTCTACCCAGTTGTCCATTCCACTACCACCGAGTGTTACAATTCTGCATGTTCTTTTTCTTGGGTAATTAACTACTTCTGTAGTTACTACAGATTTTAAATCGTTTTCTTCGTCAAAAATTACCCAAAGTTGCATTTCTGCGTTTTTTAATCTTTCATAAATATCATCAATATTCATTTCTTCTTTGCTTTTGCTATTACCCATTTCTATGTATTCTTTGCAAAGAATCCAAACTTCGTCTATTTTGTCTGACGTAATGCCACTTACTAAAATCATAATTTAGTGTACGTACCTGCAGCGTTTACAAAATAAATACCCTCACCTGCACCCGGATTAAAGTTAGTCCCATCTGCATATACAATGTCTCCTTGTTTTTTTCTTGCAGGAGTTGCATTTTTTACTTCGATAAATGTTGTTGGATTTTCTTCCAATGCTCCTTGCAGTTTCAAAAACTCCTCAAAAATATATCTTGGTAAATCTTCAGGGTTACTAGGTACTGGGTTCGGTGAATATTTGGGTGCTTCTGCCATTATCTTTCTCCTAAAACTTCATATTCTAAATCATAGCCGTTAAGCTCAAACTCACTATTGCTAGTATGTTGAAACCTTACTGCTATAAATTTGCCAGTTACTCTACAGTCTACCTTGTTTTGTGAGTTAGGGTCAAAACTTTGTGAAGCATTAAAAGTATATGAACCATTAGGAGACATAGAACTACCGACAGATATATTTACAGTTCCCGTACCTTTTACTCTAGGAGTTAGTTTTCTAACTTGTTTGACAGTATTGTTATTACCATCTAATGTAAGCCCTTTTCTCTCTACTGTTGTAATAAAGTTTTCATTATCAAACTGTTGCCCAAAGTCTCCACGATACAGCTTAGTATCACTTGTTCCTGCAAAAAGTATGCTTCTTTCGGTAGGATTAAACTGTCTATCTCCGTAAGTGCCTGTAGTCGTTGTCCATGTTCCTGTTTGATTATTCCATGTATTAGTAGTAGCTGCTGGGTCTACAACTCCCGGACCTATATGATAAATGTCAGGTAAATCACGAAAAGTAAAACTTCCGTCTACATAATTATAAATTAATGCTTTGTTACAAAATTGTGAACCTACTGACGGAAAAGAAAACCACATTTCAGACTTTTGCACATTATGAGTAACAAAACTTAAATTGTAATATTGGTCACTTATGCTATCGAACAAATGCTTTTTAATAGAATTAGTAGCTACGGATTGTTTCGATACTCCGTTATGTACAATTATATCACCTTGAGTTACGACGAAATGTTTGCCCTCAAACTCTTGCACACAGTTCCTAGTCAATATGCCTGTATCGTTAAATAATTTTTTAAAACTAAATACGAGGTTGCCACCTATATAGTTAGCAATCCAAGTCGAGTTACCTTTGTAAATAATAAATGATTCTTTGAGTGCAAGACCATCTATAATTTCATCTGCTTCATCCCCTATAGTTACTGCACCTGCATCATTTGTTGCTGCTGCAGTCCAAGATGAGGGATAGTTAAAATCTTCTGCTGTATCACCCCATCTAACTTTGTTAGGTAAATTTGTACCACCCTCTGTTAAATTTAGTGCCATCAAGTAATTACCAAATGCCTTAATAGTCTTGCAAGTTCCATTAGAAATCCAGTTAGGTAAATCGCTAAATGCACTTGCACCTGTTGTAGCTAATGCTTGTGGGTCGTCTATACCATTACAAAGTATTGGTAGTCCATTGTATATCGTTCCTGTCCAATTACCGACTGTCGTTAAATTCGTTGAATAATCACCACCTGATGCTCTTGTAAAATCTGTATGTGTTGATGTACCACTTAATCTATAAATCTTTGCAGTTCCTGCATAAAACCAAAATGAACTTACATCATAAGACCAGTTCAATACAAAGTAAGGGGCGACTGTTGGTGTGCCGAATACTGAGTCATGTCCTTGTATTTTTTTTGCAGCACTATCAGCAAATCTTACATTCGATGCTTCTGAATAAAACTCAAAAGGTATAATAGTATTGTTAGTATCTTTAATTAATCCTTTTGGAGGAGGTGCTTGAAATACAGGCATTTATGCAGTCCTTTTCCACATATATACTACGATATATGGGTTCATAATGCTGTGAGCTTGTCCACCACCAGTTGCATCTGTTAACATGTTATCTGCAACATTAACTCCATTTCCACCTGTTATATCAACATCTTGTGAGTTTGGAGCAGGTTTCCAACCTTTCGGTCTGTTGTGAGTATGCGATGGTAATTCTGAAATAGTTAATGTATGAGTTTTTGCACCACCAGTTTCTTCTACTGTATCAAAATCTGAGTCTGCTGCATTAATACCTACCATTACACGACCTGAACCAAAAGCTACCCATGTTCCAATACCAAGTAATGTTGCAGGATTAGTTGCAACTGCTGCATTTATATAAATACTTCCTACAGGATATACATCTGCTATAGTAGCAACTCCACTACCTGCAGAAAATGCTCCTGTAATCGTAAGATTTCTAACTCCTGTAATATCTTTGTTTGCATCTGCTGTTACAGCTTTTGATGCTTCTACAGTACCAAGTGTTGCAACATCTACATAGTTAAGTTCTGTAGTGTTTGCTGTAACGCCATCTAGTAAATTTAATTCTGTGTGTGTTGAAGTAACAGCATTACTAAGGTTAGGAAATGTAGCTTTGACTGTCGATTTAATAAGTCTTATGTGGTCATCACCCTGTGATACAGCATCTGTAGCTGTTGGGTTTGAGCTATTAAGACTGTCTATATATGTTCCTGTTTCTAATCCCATTTGTTATTCCTCTAGTGTATGTGCTGCTTTAAATTCATCAGTATAATCGTATGAACCATCTTCTTTTTTGACCATATCAGCATAAACATTGTCTGCAACTTCTACAAAATTATCTGTAGGTTGATATGATATTACTTTTACTACATTGTCTTCTATAAGTGCGTATTTCATTATGATACCTTTTCTATAATTACTTCTGTATATATTTGAGTTTGTCCGTCAGTAACATAATCACCAAACCCATAAACTGACCTTGCATTTATTGTATAGTGTCTTATCTCAAATACCTTAGTTCCTGATATAGTAAATCTTCCTCTAATTCTAGATTGAGTTGTAGTATTGGCAGCCTCTACTATTGAGCTTTGTCCTAATAATGCTATTGCACTATCAGTTACATTATATAAATTTGCTCTGTGTCTTCCGACTTCGTTTGCAGGTGCAGAAGCATCTAAAAAATAAGTTCCTGCAGGAAGTGTAATTTGATTTGAGCCAAGACTAGAACTTGTTATTTCATTAGTAACGATTGTGTTTAAATCTCTTGTTGCTGTAGTATTTGCTGAAGCCCCACCACCAAAAGTCGTGCTACCTTTTTCATCTCTTACATGCAAAATTTGTGTTGTAGATATATCAGATGTTAAAGCTACTGTGCCTGTACTAGCAGGAATTGTAAGAGTGTTTGTACCTGCACTAGCAGGAACATCTATCGTTACTTGTCCTGAACTACTTCCTTTAATTACTAATGCCATTATTCTAATTCCTCATCTGTTGGTCTTGATTCTGTTGGATGATTCCATGATTCTATAAAATCTCCATTACCATCTGAATTGTTTCTCACAATAATATTGTCTACGAAATCTGCATCTGTGACTTTTGGTCTAACTGATTTAATTTTTTCTACTAATGTTGCCATTATGCTCCTCTTACGAAATGTGCTTGGAAATAATTATCTGCTGTTTCATCATTAAAAGTTGTGCCTGTCGTAGAAGCAAATGCTTCAAAGTAATCATCTGCATCACTCACACATATAACACTCAATGTAGCAAATTTGTGACCTTCTACTACATGTCTTTTAAATATTGCATCATTTTTGTAAAGTGCAATAATGTTTGTTCCATCTGATGAACCTCTCATACCTAGATTGAATTGATAATATCCTGCTACAGTAGGTGTGAATCTAAAATTGCTACTGGCATCATATTTTGAATCTGTATCAAAGTCTTCTGTAGCACATTGCATTTTTGTAAATGTACTTGCTGAAACGGTTTGGTCTGACGAAATTCTTGCACTAAAACTTGGTCTACTTGTTAATAAATCTGTATTGTCTGTTCTTGTTCCATGTACTGTAATTGCCATTATTCACTCTCCAATGCTGTTATTCTAGCTTCTAATTCTTGTATTGTTTTGACTAGTAAGGGTACAAGTTTGCTTTGGTCAATGCTTTGCATTTTTTCACCATCTTTTTCTCCAATAACTGCTTCAGGTACTATTGATGAAACTTCGTGTGCAAGGAAGCCGTCTAATGTTGTATCTGCATCAGCTTTAAAATTAAACCTAGCAGGTTTTAATTGTTTTAGTCTTGATGTTGCATCAAATGTATAACTAACATTTTCTTTTAATCTATAGTCAGATGATGTTGCATAAGATGTATTACTACCATTTGTAACAATTTCTCCAACAAAACCATTAGCATTTTTAAAACCAATTTGTACTGTACCACCTGAGTTTACAGTTCTCATAACACAAACAACACCACCACCTGTGTGAGCAACATGCAGTCTTTCTCCCAAGTCCTGAGATGTAGAACCTAATAAAAGTTGTCCATTACTATCTAATCTCATTCTTTCTGTTGTGCTACTTGCACCATCAGCAGTTGTTTGGAATACTAATCTTGTAGGTAAATCATTACTTCCCGGTGTACCATCAACTGCTGCAATTATAACAGCACCTTGTGATTGTGTATCACTACCATCTGCTCCTGCAAAAACAATAACACCTAATTCATCATTATTTTGAACAACAGTTTCACTATTAACTGATGTACCTCTTGATTTACCAAACCTTAATGTCGGAGCAGCCGAAGAATTTGCATTAGATTTTAAACTTATTGAAGATGTTTCTGTAGATGTTCCTTGTATTTGTAATTTACATTCTGCTCCACCAATGTTTGCTGATTGTAAATGTTCAAACAATAATCTTCCATTATCATCAAATTGTATTTTATCTGTACCACCGACCTTAAAATTTATTTTGTTGTCAGCTACTTCTCTTAAACTTGTATTACCATCAGCATCTAATACTAATTCATTACCTTGACAATCTATTGTAGTGCCAACAGTAAATTTAGTTGTGCCATTAGACTGTATGTCTACTGTGCCACTTGTATCTGATACAAACTTTAGTCCATCACTTGTATCTGCATTAATCTTAACTGTCATAAAATAACTAACCTCTCTCCTGATGGGATTGTTACTGTAACCCCTGAATTAATTGTAAGTGGTCCAACGCACATAGCTGATTTATTGGTAGATAAAGTATAGTTGGTTGTAACTACTCTTTCGTTTTCTTGGAATACTTCATCACCACCTGCTCCAGTAGCACCACCACCTCCACCAATCGCACCCCAAGCACTACCATTGTAGCCCTCAAATCCTGATGTTGTAGAGTTAAATCTAAACATACCAGTTGCAGGTGAGCCATCTCGTTGAGCTGTTGTTCCTACAGGTATTTCGGCACTTCCTGTACTAGCAGTTTCTATAACTACTCCTGTAAGTGATGAGCCTGAACCTGAAAATACTGTCGCACCTAAAGTGCCTGAACTTGAATTAAATGTTAGATTACTGCCTGACTTAGGTGCAAGGTCTCCAGTTGCTGCAGTTGTAAATAAAGGAAAACAAGTAGTATCACTACTTTCGTCAGCTACTGTTACATTCGTTGAGGTCGTAGCAGTCGCAGCGTTACCTGTGGTAGACCCTGAACTTCCTGAAACATTTCCTGTAACATTACCAGTAAGATTTCCCTCAAATGTAGCAACTAATGTGCCTGTAGCATAGCCTGTACCACTTGTGTTTACAGTAGTATCGGGTTCTACTTGTAAATCTTTGAATAATTTGTATTTGCCTGAATCACTAGCGTCTCTAAATAATCCTGAATATAAATCTTGTGAACCTGATGTATCGTATAGACCATAAAAACCTATATCTAAACTATCTGCAGCACTATTGTTTTTAGCTAATTTTATTAATGGGTCTTCAACTTCTAGGTTTGTTGTATCAACGCTTGTTGTTGTGCCGTTTACAGTCAGGTTTCCTGCAATCGTTACATTGTCAGGCAATCCTACAGTTACAGTCGCAGTTTCACTTCCTGAACCTGATACCTCAATCTCATTTGTTGTGCCACTTATGGTAGATACATAATTACCTGTCGTGTCTGTGCCAAGTGCAATACTGTTAGCCCCTATAGTTGTCGAAAGACTGATATTGCCAGTTCCGTCAAACGATACGCCTGAAGCTGTAACATCTCCTGTAAGAGAAATCTCTCTGCCTGTAGCTAAAGCTGTAGCAGTCGCTGCATTTCCAGTACAAGAACCTGATGAGCCACTTGTGTTTCCAGTAACATTTCCTGTAATATTTCCTGAGAATGTTCCTGACAATACATCTGTGCTTGAATTAAATGTTAGTCCACTTGCAGTTTTAGCTCCCAAATTTCCTGATGATGCTGTTGCAAACAATGGAAAACAAGTTGTATCACTTGATTCATCGGCTATAGTAAAGGTCGTTGCAATAGCTGCCGTGCCACTTGTATCTTGATTTCCTGAAGTATTTACTCCGGGCAAATTTATGTTTGCCGTTCCATCAAATGATACACCACCGATTGTTCGAGCAGTTTGTAAAGCCGTAGCTGTTGCTGCATTTCCTGTAGACGAGCCTGATGAACCTGTAACATTTCCAGTTACATTGCCTGTAAGGTTTCCAATAAATCCACTTGTTGCAGTTATAGTTCCTGACGTAGTCAATGATGTTGCTGATACAGCAGGTAGATTTGCAGCAATATTTTCGAGTGTTACTGAAAAATTTGAGCTAGATTGTACTATCGGAAATAACGCACTACTTGAGGGTGTAGTAGTAGTTGCAAAATCTGAAATCTTTTTTGTTGCCATTTATTGTATTGTCCATGTTGTCGATACAGGTACTATTTCTTGATAATCTTCTGTATCTATATCTGTTAAATTTTCTTGTTGTATTAATTCATCATTTTCTGTTGCTAATAAAAATATATTATCTTCAGTTTCTATATAACCTCTAGCTTGTTCCGATACAATAGTCCATGTAGTCATTAATATAACCCATAATCAATTCTTGTTGTAGGTGCTACACCTGAGTGTCTATCTCTCTCGTTAGAATCTATTATATCTTTTTTGGCTCTATCATAGTAAGCCGACCAAACCTGTATTCTTTTGTCATTTTGTAAATAAGGCTCTGCTTCTACTAATGCTCCATATAGATAAACGTCAGGATGATTAGTAAGCATATCATTAGTTGTGTTTCCATCTGATAAAGGTGTAAAGTGTTTAAAATAAAGTATTTCTATTTCATATACACTATCAGGTATAGGTCTTAACTGTATATTGTTTCCTATAATAGAAAACGCTTTGGGTTTACCTTTTGTGCTACCTGCGTGTATTCTGTCCATTTGTTCGGGTGTTAAATATTCTAAAGGCGTTTTAGGGTCTGTATTAAGTTGTATGTTACGCATAGCAACATAATTATCAGGCAAAGTATAATATTCTGAGTCTGCAATAGTGTTTGCAGTAACTCTTGTTTCCATACGTCTTATTTTAAAATCTCTTTTATGTCTTGTTTCAGCTAAAGTAATAAAATCAGGTATAGAATCAGTTAAGTCTGTTCTATCTAACCAGTCAGCAATAGCTGATTTAAGTTCTGAATAATTTGATATTGCCATTATATTCTCCTGTTAGTAGTTTTGAGATATCTATACTCAGGACTATTGATAAGTTTTTTTACACCCTCTTTGTGATTAGGGTCAAACATATCAACCCCAAATTTATTCTTCCATTCATAGTATATAGTCATAGGTATACGTGCAGACAATCTAAAATCATCTGCAATGTGATGGTCCTCTTGCTGTAACTTTTTGTTAGAATCAATAAGGGGTTTTATGTTTTCGACATGTTCAATAGCCATTTCTTTTGTTGGCTCGTGCCAATGAAAAATTTGATTGTCAGAAAGTTTCTTTCTCATTCGCTTAATTCATCAATGTAGAGATTAGCTGTTGAACTTGCAACTATAGCAGCAATTTTCATACCCCCGTCAATTTTAAAAATTTCAGGGTCATTTGCTCCAAGATATGTCGAACTGGTTGTTGCAGTCGGATTAGCACCAAAAGCAATATGAACACCATCGGTGTCTGATATTACTCTGACATATTCTGTACTAGCATTTGTTGCTGCTGTTTGTGCCGAGCTAGTGCTTACAGTTCTTTTAATTGTATTTGTCACTCGTAATCCGTAGTTTGCACCCATATTTATCTCCTAATAACAAATGTTACCAATAATTTTTTAGCACCTGTAGAACCACCATCGGTAATCATTTCAATAGTGCCGTCTTCTTCAACTCTATTAGCTGCTGTCGGTACTGCTGAATCAACTGTACCTGCTGCTGAACCTGAGTGTGCAACTGTTATTCCACCACCTGTTACGGCAGTTCCACCAATTTCAAATGAAATAGCTGCATTACCACCACTAATAGCACCTTGTAGTGCTGTTATAATTTTGATAATACGACCACCATCTGGAACTGGAACAAATGTGCTAGATGCAGTAGAAATATCTTCTATTTCTGCTGTCATAAAATAATCATTTAATGTTCTCATTAAAGTCTCCTTGTATTAATAACCCTCGTTCCGAAGCGATACGTTCTTCAAGGTCATTATTAATGTATCTTTTTGTGGAGGAGGGAAATTCTCAAACCCTCCTCCCATTCATGTACCATGAGGAGTATATGAATTTTTATGAAGTTGTTAAATCAGCTATTGTTGCTGAAGACGCTTCATTTTTAGCTATGAGTGTCCACTCTGCTAAGAGTAGTCTTTTCTCTGCGTCACCTGTTTTTGCTAGGTCTATTGTTTGGAAAGGTCTTAAAAAACCAGTAGCAAACATTTCTGTTTCAACTAACAATGCACTTCTTCCTGAAGAACGAAGTACCCTATCAGCTACGACTCTGATTTCTCCAAAGTCAGAAACATAAACATCAATAGTAGCTACTAGACTTCTATCTTCTGCCATGTCCATACGTGTAGAGTTACCAGTAAAGCCTGATACTTTTTGTTTGTTGAATGAACCTACTAGCAATAGGTCAGGATTACCACCATTGTCATAACAGGCTTTTAACTCTGTTTTAAGAATGGATTCTGTCAAAGACCTTTGTGTTCCGTCAGTAACAGAACCACTAGAATTTGAACCACCTGAACCATAAGAGTTATTAGTTACTGTCCAGCTTTCAAATCCTCTTGATTTACGAGCTGCACCACCATTACCTGAACCTGCTGTTGCATCGGTTTTACCGGTAAGGTCTAGTTCCATATCTCTTTTAAGTTCTTTACCTGCTTTAGCTATTTGATAAGCTAATTCAGAATTTACACCAGCATGTATAACTGTCTCTTGTGTTCCTGAGACCATAACAGGTTTGTATGAAATCTGTGTATAGTTGAGAACACGAGTTGTTGCTGACATTGCTGCATTAGGTGAATCATCACCCTCTATTTGTGCGTTTGAAGCAGGTGATGCTAAAGAATCAGTTTGCCATTCATGTTTTGTGAATGTTGCATTTCCTGTACCAATACTTGACATAAATGGAGTATCAGTTGGAGTAATATTATAAATAATATTCTGCAAATCTTCTCTGTTTCCCACAGCATCATAAGTTTCAAATGTATTTGTTAATTGTGCCATTTGTATTACACCTCTGTGTTAAAAGTTTAGTATTAAGACAACAGGCTTTCAATGAGCTTTGAGGCATCATTGACATGTCCTGTTCTTTTTAGTCTTTGCCTTTGTTGCTTCACTTTCTCTGATGCGACCTCAGTTTTAGATGTACCTGCTCCCGGTTTAGTAACTTTAGGTACTGTCTTTTGCTTTTTAGTTTGAATTTTTTGACTAACTAATTTGTCATATAACATAGCTTTGTATAACATTTCAATGCTCCTTGCGTCGATTAATCCGTCGAGTTCTTGTTGTGTAAACCCTCTTTCTTGTGCATAGTTTTTAACATTTTGTTTAACTTCTGCTCCTTTTTCAGGGTCTGCCCATTGTGGAACACGAACGATTAAATCGTCGTAATTGACTTTTTTTACTTCTTCAAATTTTTTCAACTGTTCTTGTTGGAACTTTAGAGTTTCACGTTGTTGCTCTTCTTGACTTGCTCTTATGTTTTCTTGCAAATCTCTATAAGCATCACGTTTACTCATATATTCCATTGGGTCTTCTGCCTTGAGTTTTTCCCAATCAATGCTCTTGAAAGCATCTAGCTTACTTTTGCTTTGATTGCCAAATTGTTCAAGTTGAGAAATATATCGCTGTCTTTCTTGTTGAGTCGTAGCTAATTCATCATCAGCTTTTTTACGTTGCTCTGCCAATACTTGACTTTTTCGTGTGTAATCAGCTTGTCTACTATACCCTGCTAGAAGCTCGTCTTCCGTGACCTGAGTGTCCTTACCATCAATTTTAACAGTATACAACTTAGGTTGGTCTTCTTCTTCTTGTAAAGTATCTTCAACTAAATCGTCAACAGTCAATCCGTCAGGATTATCTGTTGCTTCCTCAACTGATTCGGCAACTTCCATTGCCTCTTCAGAAACTAAATCCTCAGTTTCTGGTTGCATTTCTTGCTCTTCAGCTTGTTCCGTTGCTGGAGACTGTAATTGAGCCATCAATGCTTCTTGTGCAGACCTTACGTCTGTTACAGGAATTCCTTTATTCTTGCTTTCTGTAACGGGAATATTATCGTTTGGAGTAGGTTTGTTTATTTTAGCCATCGTTTTTTACCTCTTCTTCTAATATTTTTCCGTTATCTATAGCATTTACCAAAACTTGTTTTACTCTCATAAGTCCAACTTGTGCATGATAAATTGCTTCTCTCTCCTCTTTTTGGTCTATATTAGTTGTCATCCATTTTTGATATCCGTCATTTAATATATCATTAAATGCTTTTACCAACATTGGATGTTCTAATAACATTTTTGCTTCTTTTCCATCAGCAATTTGTTTTTGTTTTTCAGTCATGTTTTCTCCTTTGATTCTATCTGCTTATGCAGGTGTAGTTATTCGTTAGGTTTTATTTTTTCTAGTAATGTTTCTTCACTCCAATAGTGAGGAATCTTTTTGCTGCCTCTAAGATATCCACGTATGTCGTTAGGCTTGTGACCTGTTAACATAAACATCTCTTCAACAGAAATTCTGTTTTTTAGCATTAGACTTTGTAAATCATTTGCTGTTAATGGTGAATTACCAAAATAACTTTTTACGTTTTTGCGTACGATGGTCTTGGTCCTCTGTTTGATTTTGCTTGTTTTCTTGCAACTGCAGCACGTCTTTTACCTTTAGACATGCTTCTAGCTTTAGCTAGAGGCACACATTTTGGGTACTTTTTTCTTTTCTCACCCTTTGACCTACCACAAGGTGGAAACGAGCCGTCAGAACGTCTATTAGCAATATCTACCCATTTATCTTTGACCCATTGTCTAAGTCCTTTTTTTCTTGGCATTTTTCTTTGGTTTTATTCGACCTGAACAAACGCCTGATGCATACATATTTGCATAAGCACTTGGGTAAACTTTAAATTTTCTTTTTGCAGCAGCTTTGCCTTTAGCACATAATTTAGCCATATCTACCACCTTTTTGTTTTCTTAACACACCTCTACCCATAAGGATGTCAGCTTGTGTTACTTTTCCATCTTTGTTTAAGTCAGGAAAAGTTTTTTTCTTTTTCTTTTTCATTATGATTTTGCTACCTTTTTTGCTCTATCTGATAAATCTTTAAAATGAACTACTTGTTTTGAGTTTTTGTTATGTGATTTACCTGTGTGAATTTGTCCATTAGGCATTTTATGCACATTGCCTTTATATTCTTTGCCAGTTTTAAAATAGTGTTTAGTTTTAGCTCCCATTAACAACTCCCCATTTTTTTCTTTTTCTTTTTGTTTTTATTTTGATTTTTTTTGTTACTTTTTTTATTTCCGTAGCCGTATGCCATTATAATAACCTCAATATGTCGTTAAATTTATCACTCATTAAAACAAAAACAGCGATTGCTCCGTAACCAATATGTTTAAATTTTAATACTTCTGATTTAATGTGTTTTACATCAACTTTTAAATCTTCTATATCTTTTTCTATATGAGTAAGATGATTTGATTTAATTACATTAATTTCTTTTTTAAGTAATTCTATTTCTGTTTTTAGATTTTCTTGTGTCATACATACTCATTGCTATTGCTACTGCTTCTTTTTGTGTTTTACCCTCTTGTCTTAACTTTCTTATTTTATTCGAAATCAATCTTCTTTGTTTTATTCTACTAGTCATTGCCAATTTTAACAGGTCTTTCTTGTGTTACTTCTAATGCAAGTTCTGCTTTTTTAATTTCTAATTCTTGTTTGTTAATTTCAAGTTCTTGTTGTTTGATTGCAAGTTCAACAGTTGCCATATCTTTTTTAAGTTTGAGTTCCATAACAGAAACTTCTGCATCTGTTTCAAGTTTTTTCAATTCTACTTGTCGTTTTTGTGTTGCAATTTTTTCATCAACAGTAGGTTGTGGTGGTGGTGGTGGTGGCATCATTGCTGGATTGCTAACAAACAAGTTTGGATTTTTATATCCAGCTTGTGTAACAAACTCACTTACAGCGTTGTAAATGTTTTGTGATGTTACAAGTGTATTCATACCACCAACTTCTATTAGTTTTTGTATAATACTCATTATACTACTCATAGATTGCAGTTTAGTTTGCTGACTACCACTACCTATGCCTACGTTTATTGTGCAATTAAGTTTGTCTGCCCACCTAGAAACATCGAGTGGAACGAACTTATTGTTTAAATAAAAAACTTTTTTTCTATCTTCATATTTTTGTACTAACGAATATATGTTTCTAAACATATCTTTGATTCCTGTTTCAGCAAATATACGAGCTATTAATTCTACTCTTTGCATTGCAGACTCTGTAGCTGCTGAAATCGCACCTGACGTTACATGAGATGTTAGTACATCAGGATTGAGTCCTTGTGTCATTTTAGATACCCCACTCCTTTCTTCTCTAATTCCGTCTAAATATTGAACCATCTGAAAAGCATAAGGTTGTATTTGTGGAGTGGGCAACGCTGTTACGGCGTTAGGACTTCTAGTCCTTACAATGCCACCCGGACGTGATGTTAATAAATCATCTAACTCTACTTGACCTGATAAAACTGCGTATCTTGCATTGTTTGTAAGATACATATTGTCTAACAGGTTACGCATAATTGTAGACTTGATTAATTGGATATCTTTGACAGTATCAGCTATCGACATTCCGTAAAACTTATGAGGAATCGGTAATGGGCATATTGTTGAGAAAGGAATCATGTCGATTTCTTCGTTGTCCAATATAACATTACCAACTTTTGTTATCTTTCTAAGTTCTGCAATTCCATCTTTGTTTTCATCTAATTTGATGTAACATTCATCTACCCATATCTGCCTTGACGCACCTATGCCCTCGTCAGGAGGAATAGAATCATCATCTAAACTAAATCTTGCAAGTCTTTCTTCATTATATTCTGCTTGTGAAGCCGTGTAGTCCCTTACAGAATCAATAATTGACTGTTTGTAGCCCTCTTGTACTAGGTCTGAAACAGTTTTTTTAACTCTATGGCAAATAAAATGAGCAGATTCTAAGTCTGTTGCTCTTCTTGATATTAAAAATTCTTCAGGTGGAACAGCAGCAATCCTAACTTGCCCATATTTTTTTTCACACAACACTTTTACATCATGTGTAGACACTTTAGGCTGTATTACAATACCATTTTCATCAGAAACTTCTTCAGATTGCACTTCTTCTGTGTGTTCTAACACTTCTAGCTCGTCATTGGCTAAAATACTCTGATATTCGACATCTGTCAGATTTGTGTAAGTTTCCGTCTTTTTTTCGTCTTTTTCTTCCCAATAATGCTTAACAATACCTGTTTTGCTTATAAGTGCGTCCTTAAAGGCATCATAAAGGACCTTAAAGCCGTTATTTTGCTTGTTAAAAACATAATTGACGTAATCGGTAGCCTGTTCTGCCATAGGAATGTCTTCAGGTCCTTGTGGCTCAAATTCAGCTATGTTGTTATGAGTCGTAAATATCCTCATCAATGACGGCATAATGTATTCGACAGTATCTCTGACATCAGTTGTAACGATTTCAGAACGACCATCTATTTCATTGCCAAATTTTTCACCCAAATAATATTTCATAGCGTCTTCTCTTTGATTTGAGAGTTCGCTGTTCATATGACCTGTTGAACTTTGTATTTCTGACTCTAAATAAGCTGCTAATTCACTATCAGTCATTTTTCCGTTCAATTCAGCCATTATTTGCCACTTTCAAACTGTCTTCTCGCATTATTTCCAAGTTTTGGGAACTTTTTTTCTGCTTCTTTTAATAATTTGACAGTATTATTACTGCCCATTTTTTTTGCGAATTTCATAGCAGCAGTTCTGCCTAAAAATCCTAGTAGTGGTAATGCCATAATATTTCTCCTAAACGATTGCTACATCAGGTCCTAATCGACCCTTTTTGTTCCATTTTGACGTTTCTGTATCAGCATAACGCAAACTCATGGTTGCATATCGTGTTGCAGACATTAAATCGTCTTTAATTTTAACTAATTTACCATCTTTACGATGATATAACCTAAATTCTTCAAACCAATCGTACAAAGTGTTAAAAACTTTGAACTTTCCTTGCTCCATTCTTGTCAACATCTCCATTAACCCTGCTTCAACGCTATTTCCACCCTTTTTTTCGCCTAATGCAGGTGGATTCTCGAAGTGAAACGGCAACATATTGACGTGTGCGTGTCTATATTGCTCTGCAAGTGTTACTCCTGACCCTTTATCGTGTTGATATCCGTCATGTGGGAACGCTATAGGTATAAAATGACTGCCCTCACGCTGATTGATGTGTCCTGCGTGGTAGTCAGGCGTCTGTTTTGACTGACGATAACAGTCATAGACGTAAACAATGTCCTCATCTCTGTCCCATGCTACCCATACAACTGCTGTAGGGTGGTCATAACCAAAGTCTATTGCAGCAATTCTTGCAAAATGTTCGGGTATTTGAAAAGGTTCGCAGGTTAAACTGTCCTCATCTATAGGAAATACTAGCCCTGAACCTATCATCGGAATACCTTTTGACCTCAATTCACGTTCATGAGGTGGTAGAGCCGATAAGATTTGCTCTTTCATGTCGTCAGTTAGATGGTCTGCATCCTCCCAACCTGCTGTAATAAGAGCCTGTTTAGGTTTTAAATTCGTTGTAAAGTTCTGCACTACCTCAGTAATGCCTGATTCAGGCGTAAAGGTTAAATAAACCATTCCTTGTCTATCAAGCGTCCTTGTAATGCATTGTGAGTAGATATCTTGTGATGGCTCTTCATCTAGCCATACCAAATCTATGGACTCCCCCATAAATTTTTCAGCACCCATTTCGTAGGCTTTGAAAGCAACCCTAGACCAGCCACCCGAAACATGTTTAACCAATACAGAAGAATGTGCGTTCGGCACTCCGGGTTTTCTTGTAGTCTCGCCAATTAGATGTTTTGGGATTGAACCACGTCCCTTTTCTCTTGGGTTATCAGGTTGCCCAAATAGTTCTTTTTGACAGATATCTCTTGTCGTCTCATTCGATGCTCCACACACCCAAGCCTTGATAGGCTGTTTAAATCTTCTTCCTTTCCACCATTGAGGATATGCACCTGTCAAATGCATTGCCATTTCCATTGCTCCCACATAAGATTTCCCGACCCTATTTGCTGCCATGAGTAACCTTTGGTTAGCATGTTTGCCAGTTTCATGAAAATTAACTTGAAACCGATACGGCTTATAATATTTTAATTTATTCTCTACACGCCGTGTTCTAAGCGTTTTTGATATTTCACTTATTCTGTCTTGATTCATAATTGGAGTTTTAGATAACAACTAAGCATAATTGTCCACCTCTAACTATAATTAAAATTTTTTATTATTGCAAACTTTTATTCATATATAAGCGATTGCTAATGCACTTCATTTCCCCCTCCATAGCGTGAACTAGACGACCCTGTTTTTGATTTTGTGATATGGGGGGTGCGACCTGTCTGACAAATCTTTTGCAATCTGTTTGGAATTTTTTTTGTTAACATTTATTTTGTTAAACAATAAATTAATTTTAAATTATTTAATGTTAACATGATTTATTTTTAGTGGCGTGGTAAGTGCATGGCTACTATTATTTAATAATTTAAAATAATAAATCATCATTAAATATATAATAATAAATTAAGGCTATCTATGTATATATGTTATGTAGAATAAGGCATTGCAGTCTTTCGGCGATTTGTTTTTTTATTATAGACCTATAATGAAAACATTAATAAAGTTTTAAATTATTTAATGTTAACAATAGAAAATTAAAGTAAAAAAAAGTGAGCCATAATTAAATGACTCACTTAGTTTTAAGTACGTGTTACTTCTTTTTACTTTCGTACTGTTCCATAACGCTAGGCTCATAGTCTTCAAAGTCTGTGCCGTTATGGTCGCATAGTAAATTTACTTGAGCGTGTTTCTGTGCTTGATTAGTTACTACGCAACGCATACCACAAACTGGACACTTGAGCTTTTTATTGTTGCTCTTAGTCTCTCTCTGAATGTCAAACTCTGTCGCTGGAAAATTAAGTTTTAATATTTCTGCGTACATTGTTTTAAACTCATCATTAGGCTGAGTGCTTGTAAACTTAGCGTCATTTTGTCCAGAACCTTTTAAGCCGACGTTCTTACACATCTTTTTAAATTTAGCTCCGTGCTTTTCTTCGATACCCAGATATCCGTGAACTAATTCATGGACAAGAACTGCAAGTACATCGTCAATCTTGTTAGGATTGTAAGTAACTTTTCCGTCTTCATTTTTATATAATGAACCACGTATTGCGATTTGTCTTAGTAAGTTTTTTTCAACGTCTGCTGAACCTCCGTCACAAGATTCATGATAACATCTGCCTAAAACTTTACCTTTCATTTCAATATCAAAACAAACAGCAACCTTTGATAAGTCCAACTCATAACCACGTTCTGAAAAGATTGGAGTTAACATCGCAACCATTTCACGTAGAACCTTTTCTCTAACTGGTGCATTAGAAAAGTTTTTTATTTCTTCTTGTTGTTTTTTAAGTGTACGCTTATCGAAGAAGTCTGCTTTTTTGTACATGTCCCAAAACTTTGCGATGTGCATATCTAACAAAGCATAGCTTTCGGTTCTGTAACAGTTTCCACGTGGAACGCTATCAAGAAACTTAATGACGTTCTCATCTTCATGATGTTCAACTTGTTTAAAGAAATCAAACAATGTTGTTTTTAAAAAGTTACTTCTAATAAATTGTTCTAATTTATCATTATTCTTTTTTGTATCATGTCTGATAGTGTCTAAGGACTCTTGCAAATTCTTAGCAACACAAACAGAATAACGCTTGTCGTAAGAATTTTTCGTATATTTGTCATCTATAATAAGTGAGTCAATTACGTTATAGGCTCTATAGCCGTGATTGTTGAACGCACTATATTTTTCAAACTTAACAGATGTTCCACGTGAAACATCTGCCTTTTTCTTTCTTTCTATTAGTATATTTTTTCTCATATTTTTTACTCCTCTAATGTATCAATATCGATTATTTCTACGCCCATAATAACTTCGCCATGATGATGACTATATGCCTCATCTTCGGCTAGTTTTTTCGCCTCATCTTCTGTTTCAGCATTAACATATATACTTTTACTAAATGTTATATCTACTTTTACATCATACTTTTTCATATTTTTTACTCCTTAGTAATTTTAGGCAGTCACCATAACCAACCCGTAATTAAATTATATCAGTTTTGACACTATTTAAAAAGCCTTTTGTTAACTTTATTTAATTGAAGACATACTATATATATGTATATATAAGTATCAAAATTGAAAATATTGCAGAAATTACTTGACACGCTTTATATCGAGCTTAAATACCCTTTTTTGATGTTTTTTAAATTCTGATAGTACGATATCAAAAGTGTTAAAAAACGCCAAATATTACATTCTGCGAGGTCATCAAAAATCAATAACTTACAGCATTTTTTAATTCATAGATTTTTTAATTAATCAATAGAAAAAAATAATTATTTACGTTCTTTAATATTGTCTCAATGTATGTTCTAAATTTTGTAATGTTAACATTTAATAATTTAAAACTATGCAATATTAAAATATATGTCTGTTTATGTTTTAAAATAATTATTGTTAACAATCAATAATTTAAATATATTTAGGTAAATTTTACTGTACATTAAAAAACATCAATATTATAATTATTATAAGTCAACATAATATAAATATATTATGGGTGTTAGACTCTAGGTTGTACCGATAGTAAATGACATTGACTGATTAACTAACTTTTTTAGGAGTAATAAAAATGCGTGAAATAACTGAAAAATACTTGCGTAAAATTAAAGTGACTAAACTTAGAAAAAATGCAGACGGAAGACCTTTAGCAAATTGTTTTGTTATAGGTTATCCAGCAGAGTTTTCTAAGCATGAATATGATGAGGCTTTATATTCATACGGCTCTTTAATTTTGTTGCGTGATTCTGAGGGAAATATTACTTTAAACCAATCTACAAAGAATGGTAGAAGATTATTTGACTACAGTACGACAACATCAACGCAAAGGAATGTTTATCTGGGAATTGATAACAAACAATTCAAGGAAAACATGAAAAAAGGCATGTATCAAATAAGGTCATTATAATGGAGCTGATAGTTACATTATACTTAATCTTATTTTTAATATGTGGAGTTTCTTGTTACGTTGCTCTTTATGAATTAATAAAGAACGACGTAACAGAATATAAATATTTTTTTGCTGTTTTTTGCGTGACGTTTTTTCCGTTCATGCTTATAGCAGTAGATTTATTATTGAGGTAATAAAAATGCATGTAATTAGGACAAAAAAAGAAAGAAGATATGAGCATATTAAGGCAATGTATGAAAATAAATTGAATGATATGTATTTTAAATTCTCTATTGACGGCGATATCGACGTGGATTTACCGATAGGAGGTTATTACGACTTTTCTGGAGGTTATATCGAATCTGTTGAATATTTGTTGTCTGAATGGAGGGACGCTTTCAAAGAATTAGAGCAGGAAGTTTCCCAACATGTAGGAAAAACATCCACTTGGAATTTTAATATCGTTGTTTCTCATAATGATGGGCATGAGCATAACTACGGAACAAATATTGAGTGCTATGGATATGACTACAATGAAAAAGATAGAGAATCTGCAAATGATTATCTTCTTGAAGATGTTGTTGACGACCATATGTTATACAACTCATAAAAATCGAGGCTGGTAGAAATATCAGCCTCTTTTTTTTTGTCTTAAATTTGTAACTGTTAACAATAATATATTTAAATATATTTTTATTTATGTTTTTTAAAAAAATGATATAATAAAAATGTGATTGGGGAAATCTATTTGATTTTTCTCATCTTAAAAACTCCAATCACGTTTCTCATAATAATGAGTGACGCACTTCTTTTTTCAGTTTTTTTCATGAGTGCGTCACTTTTATTTGGTGTGCTTTTGTATTGTTAACATTAGATATTTTAAATATCAATCATCATCACGAATCAAAATACTGCTGATGTACATTTTTCTTTCTCTTTCAGCCATTCTGTCTTCGTAAGTTTTTTTGTGCTTTGTTTGTTCTTCTTCTTTTTTGCGTCGGCTTTCTTTGGCTTTTGCCTCAAGCAAGATAGATTCTTTTGTTCTTGCCTTTTGCATGTTGTCTTCACCTTTGAATACTCCTCCCTGTGGCTTTCCATGTTCGCCGTGTATTTTTACAAATCTAAAGTTGCGTGTCTTTCTAAAGTTTCTTTTTGACATAACGAAGTAAATAAACCAGATTTTCTAGTCTTTGTGCCTCTTCTAGAGATATTTTTGTTACCTTTTGACTGTCTTTGAAGTCATTGGTATAGAAAAAGTCGGTAGGGTGTGCCAAATGTAGCGTCTGTTTATTCTTGTTTTTCTTTCTCATACTATCAATCTACAACATAAATAGAATATCATCAAGTTTTTTTGTATTTAATATGTATTGTTAACATCTTAAAAACTAAAAACATATTTGTTGATGTTTTACAAAATATTTGTCATGATGTGTTTAAGTAATTAACTGGAGAAAGTAATGAGTGAAGTTGCGAAAATAGAAGAAGGTATGCCTGAGTTTGAGATTATCTTTGAAAACAAGATATCATGCACAAGGACTATACATGCTAAAGACGAAGACGAGGCATGGGCATTAGCCCAAGAAATTGTCGACAAAATGTATAGTGTCGACCAAGTTGTTGTCAAGGGACAAGAGGTAGACGACTTGGACGAAGAAGACGCAGACGGCTGGGAAGTTGAGTCTGTTGGCGAAATTTAGACATCGACAAAGTGGGGACACCATGTCCCCACGCTTTTTTCAAGATTATTGATTGTTAACATCTAAAAGTTTAAAGAGGTTCTCAATCGCCATATTCATTCTCAGCTCCAAATCATCGAGATGTCTGAACCCACACGTAGATACAATATGAGCATTGCCCTCTTCGTCTGTCACGACTGCACAATTTGGCATAAACGTAAGACCTTTTGGCATGTTTTCATTGATATAGTTGGTAGTTATACCACCTATTTTTTCTTTGGGTATGCGTATGTGTTTTGGTTTATCAACTGTTAACATCGCATACTCAATATTGCCCTCTTCGTCCCTGACGATTGTTTTCTCAGCACCAATCGACTCAAAATATTTCATAACTTTATCAATCGACATTCTTGAGTCCTTTGTAAATGTAAACTACGTAACTTTTTCTTCCGTCTTCTTTATCTTTGACGTCTTTAGAAACAATATTAAAACGCTTTCTTAAATTATAAATAACGCCTGATAGCCTTGTTGCTCTATACTTTGTAAAAGCAGTCCAAGTGTCTATTTTTCTGTTATTTATTAAGTGAGAAAGAATCATCTCTACTTTCGATTTTGGCTCATCTATATTCCAACCAAACAATTTTTTCTTTTTCATATAACTTCTCCTGTAAATGTTATAATAATAGACTAACCTTGTATTATAAAAACATCAAGTTTTTTTATCTGTAATATATATTTGTTAACATCAATAAATTGAAAGAAGCAGAGTACACCCAATGTGTAATCCTATTTCTTTTTTGTCCAATGACGCAAACAAGCGTCAAAATAAGCGTCTAAGTCTACTGGGTTTTGTGGGGTTGGTATTTTTGGTGTCTTTGGCTTTTCGTATATTTCAAGGTCTAATCTATGGTCAAAGCCTTTTGTATCTTCAGCCGTAAATGATTGTATGACGATACCTTTAGACTCCAATAAATCGTTTATTTCATCCAAAAGGTCTTCGGCTACATCGTTTGGTAAGGCATTATAATCGTAAGCTATATAATATTGTCTACTCATTTACTTGTCCTCTCTTAATTTACTGTTATCTTGTCTGCTGAAACTATTTTCATTGACTCTTTAATGCCATGTTCTTCGTTGAATAAATTAAGCATTTTTGCAAACTCTTTTCTATTGTTATAAAAAACATTTATTATTTCTGTAACCTGTTGCTCAGAAAAGCCCATTTTTTCTAAGTCTTCCATTATTTCAAATGTATATTCTTTACTCATCGTCTTTCTCCTTATCTTCTTTGGCATAGCAATGTTCTTTGCCTTGATATTCTTCTATTACTTGTCCTGTTTTTGCATTTTCTCTGTATACGTCATAGTAACCACAATCATCACAGCCCATAATGTGTCCTATTTCATCATCGCTGAATGTTTCTTGATAAGCATTGTATGAGCCACATTCTGTGCAACACCACTCTCCTGTCATACTACTCATGCTTTGCTCCCTTTTCTTCTAATTCTTCTCGTATCTCTTGAACAGCATAATAAAAATCATGATTTAACATTTCATGTATTATGTCGTCTAAGTCTGAGTAATCGAATTTATCATTGTTAATGTTTCTATCGTCGTGTTTTTCGTAGCACTCTTTCTCAAATTCTACATAATTAATTATTATAGGTTTCATCAATTTTGCTAATTTTTCCATATTTCCACGATGTTTTTTAATCAATTTCATCGCTTTACTGTCTTTTGGTATGATTACACTCATATTATCCTCACAATAGTTAGTAGTAGATATATTATGACACATTATTAAATAACGTCTATAGTTACGTTATTTAAATACGAAGTGTTAACAATGAATTATTTAAATCAATGCTTAGTTTTGTCTGTATCGTCATGCATGGCGTCTGTCATAGTGTCCAGCAATACGGACAAGACAAAATGATAAAAAATTGAGTCAATTTCATCTTTAGAACGATATGAAACCTTAAACTTTGCATGTGCAAATTCAAACACTTCTCTTATAAGAGTTGATAAAACGTAAATGCCGTTAGGGTTATACTTTGCCCATTTTGTGTTTTTTAAAAATTCATTTACTTCTTTTCTTATTTGTTTTTTTATAATTGTCTCTTCGTCTTTAAGTTGTCTCATTTGTTGCCTCGTATTTTTTTACACATTCTTTTAAAACTTTAACTTCTTGCTCAAGCGTTTCAATTTTTTCTATTTTCTTTTTGTTGTAAATTTTTTGGTATGTTAACCTTGCCTCTCTGTTTTTTTGGTATCTCTTTCTTTGTGCGTACAACCTTGCCTCTCTTTGTTCTTTTGTTTCATTTGCTCTCTTGCTTTTCTGTTTATCCAAAAACTCTTTTTTTTGTTCTTGAGTCATGCTTGAATATCGCTTTCTTTGTTTTTCTTTTAACTCAGGGTGGTCTTTGTAATATTGTTTGTGATAGCTCATTGTTTTTTCCCTCTCATTTTTCTTGCCATTTCGTCATATAGTCCCATGATTTGCTCGTCTTTAGCTAGTATCAAATTAATAACTTCTCGATAAGCGTCACGTTGTCCTTGTTGGTATGATAGTTCACACACAACACCCACAGGGAGCTTAGTTTCCCTGTGTTCTTTTGGTATGTTGTTTATGGATATTTCTTCGCACTCTCGTACATTTTTCAACAAGTCTTCTGTTATTGTGTAGTCTGTCATCAACATTTAATTCTCCCAAAAAGGTTTTACATCCGAGCCAGTTTCTTTTTTCTGAAAATTCTTGCTCTCCTTGTTTGTTTCTTCTCTCTTGTAAGTTAAGAACCTTTTACCCTCTTTTTCATTAAACCATAAGCTGACGCTGTAAGTTTTGCCGTCTCTCTCTACGTTTCCGTTTTGAAAGACAGGGTGGTTCTTTCCTGTTTCCTGATTTATTTTTTTGAGCTTTTGGTATATTGCTTCTACCTCTTCTTTTAAAATATCGTTAGGAAACAAACTTTCGTACTCTACATTATTCTTCGGCATCTCTTTTCTCCAATCTTAGTCTTGCTATTTCTATTTTTTCTAACGCTTGTTCTACTTCATGTAATGAGGGTAATCTCATTATCATTCTTTTAATAGCCATTAAGTTTGTTCTGTGATACATAATGTCAAAGTGACTTTCAATATCATATATTGCACCCTCGTATGCCATTTTCATCACGCTTTTCTTTTCTTTTTTTATCTCTGTTACTTTCTTTGTCATATTTTTCTCCTGTATTGTTAACATTGAAATCTTTAAATACTTGCCTCATAGACTAACTTAACGCTATTTTCTAACGCTTGTTCCATGATTTGATGTTGCACCTCATCATTGGTTTTCAGGTCTTTTTGTATTGAGTTAAGTAATTCGTTCTTTTGATTGTCTTCTAAGTCAATTAGGTCAGGTAAATTTTTAGCAACATTGCTCATTTTGTTAAAAGTCTGTCCGTAATTCATCAACAATTCCTTAATCATGTGTATTGCGTCGTCATTCCTTTGAACCATGTATATCTTTGTGTCTTTCTCTGCCCAGTTTACAAGAAAAGTTTTGTCTATTTTTTTGTCTATTTTGTTTGCTTTGTAGTAATCATTTACGACTAGCATTTGACCGAACACTTGAGGTAGCCACCTTGCGTCAAACTTAGGTTTTGTTTGTTTTTTTATCTTGGTGCATTTGACCTCAACCAAAGCGTTCCCGTCCATGCAAAATCCGTCAGGGGTACTTGATAGGCTAACATCATCGCTAACAGGGACAATTAGGTTTAGTTGCTCTGAAAGTATATTTTCAGGCATTTGACCAAACCAGTTGATAAATTCTGCCACACCATGCTTTTCGTGTGTTGTTCCGTACCTCATTAGGTTTTTTTGAAATGGTGGTATTTGCTCCTCTATAGCATAAAGGTCGTTGAAAAGTTGTATGTGTCTTTTTGTATACATGCCGAAACAGTAGTTTCCAAACAGGCTAGAACGTAGATTTACTTTACTTTCCATTTGTTAACACCTCATTTTTTAAATCTACCTTTGTTTCTTTCTTTAGGTTGTTAACCTCTGCGATAGCCTTTGCTACTTGTTCTTCAGTTGTTCCTTGCCACACTTGTATGTCTTCTGCAAATGCTTTGTTTCCGTCTTTGTCTGTTACCACATCTGCGTCTGAGTAAACTTTTCCATAAAGTCCTAAAACCTTAATTACGGCTCTGTCTTTGGCACGTTTGATTGCCATAGCTGTAGTGTATGCGTTGGTACAATTTTCAGGACATGCCTCTCCCAAATCGTATTCTTCTTTGTTACTCATTTTTGCCAATATGCCGATACAACATATTCTGTTTTTTAAGTCTATGTCCAAAACATCAGGTTTGCCAAATGTAATTTTATTAGTTAGTGCGACTTGCAATAGGGCGTAATGTTTTATGATTGGTGTTCCATGACAGTCCCAAAAGTCTTTTTTTGTAAGAAAGTCATATTGTTTCATTAAGTGTTCAGCTACTTCTATGCTCATAGTATATCCTCATGTTGTTTTTGAATCGTATGGGGAAAATTGGTACTTACTGCTTTTACATTCCCTCTCGGCATTTCTGCCACCAACACATACGACATCATTTATAGGTCTTTTTAAGATAACATCATATTTTATATTTTGCAATCATTTTTGAATAATAAATAGTTTGACTTTTTATAAGTTAATATCTATATTAATAAACATATATAATTAATATTTATTATAATTAATATTAATAATTAATATTCACTTGAGGAGTGTGTATGAATAAAAATGAATTCAATGGATTCGTAAGGCTAATTGACGACGCCTACCCTAAACAGAAAAAATTAAACACAGTTCAGATTGGGTTTTACTGGATTGCTTTCAAAGATGAAAATTTAGAAGACTGTCTTAAATCATTATCAAACCATACAAAAACCTCAGAATGGAAACCACAGGTTTGCGACATTACAAAAAATATGGAGAAAGACAAGGATTATGCAACCATGTTTTTGCAATTTGTTAACAGAAATAAACCAAAGGAATTTTTTGAAAAAGATAAAAATTTTATGAGAGTTATACAAATTATTGGAGAAAAAAGAATAAGGACAATGCTTGAGACTGAGGTAGATAGAATGACAGAAAAGTTTGTAGACTTATACAAATCAGAAATTAATAATGCAAAGTATGACGCTTTACCAAATAATGTCAAAAACAAGTTAAAAGGAGTCTGTAATAAATGACGGCTATAAGATTAGGAGATGAGGCTCTTGAAAAGGCTGTAATGCACATTTCAGAGTTAGGTGAGAGACTTGCTAAAGCTGAATCAGAATACGAAAAACATACGTTAGAGATGAAATTGGAGAGAGACCAAGCGTTTATATCTCTGTCTGATAGAAAAATGACACAAAAAGAAAAAGAAGCGTGGGCAAACACACAGGTAGAGGTTATTAATCACATTGATAAGCTCGTAGAATTAAAAAAAACAATTATCGACACTAAGTATAAACTAAAATCTGCTGAATTATTTTGTGATTTATTTAGAACACAGTCAGCTAATTTGCGTAGAGAAAAGAAATTTTACCAAGAACTTGATTAATTAATAATAGCTATATGTTAACATTCGATAATTGAAAACTATGGCTAAAAGACCAACTAAAGAAGTACAAGAAAAATATAAGAAAATGATTGATTTCGGATGCGTAGTTTGTAAAAAGCATTTAGGGGTTTACACACAGCCGTGTATACATCACTTTACAGGGGCTGGTATGGGGTTAAAATCGCTAGATAAATTCATTCCGTTGTGTCATGCTCATCATCAGGGACACGAGGGAATACACCACATAGGAACGCATACTTGGGAGGCTAAATATGGCACTCAAAAAGAGTTATTAGATTGGTATAAGTTAACAAATGAAACTTGAAACCTTAAAAAAGCTAACTCCGTCATCTCCTGAGTTGTCAGGTAAACGTAGCAAAGTTCATAATGCTATTAGCACAGAAGACGTATTGCTAAAACTTTCATACTCAAAATTAACAAATAAAGAAACAGATTTTATTATCGGAAAATATTTGAATGACGATGAATCTTTAAAACAATTTTACAAAATATTTATTAAAGAATTAGAAAACAAATACAGTTTTAAAAGGGGGGAAAAAAATTTGGTGTGTGACATAGTTAAAGCATGTTTAATAGAATGTACTTTAATAAAATGTCCATTTTGTTCAGGAAGAGGATTTTATAAATTAAAAAATAATATAAGAAAATGTGACCATTGTGCTGATGGCGATTTTATTTATACAAATGTAGTAAGAGCAAACTTAACAAAAATACCTATAAATAAATTTCAAAAATTTAAAAATAAATACGAACGTATTTTGTCAATGATACAAGATGTAGAAAGCGATGCACTAGAAAAAATTGGTGATTTTATTTAATGTAATGTGTCATCGTCATCTGTTACATCTTCTGCTTTATTTAAAATTGCTTCATGTAAATCAGGATTAGATGCTAATAATGTTTTTAGTTCATAAACTAATTCTTCGTCTGTTTTTTCTTTAACGTCATCAATATTAAGATTGATATTTTGACTATGAAAGTTGTTGATTTCTAACAACAATTTAGCTGTATTAAGTCTTACACTATCTTGTTCAGAACCTAGCAAATCGTTTAATACTGTTATAGCACGACTACTTGTACTAGATACCATTTCTTCATTTTTCTTTCTAATTTCTGTAGACAATTTTTTTCGCAAATAAGCACCCATTTGTGCTGGATTTGTTTCTTTATTGTAACCAGCTTTTATTGCTGATTGTGTTGCATTACCCTGCGTAGTTCCCTCACAGAAATAATTTATAAATTTAGTTTCTTTTTCTAAGTCAGGTTTCTTTGGCATAAGTTTATTGTCCTAATGGATTAGAGTTTCTTGCTTTTATTTCTTCTATTTTAGCTTTGATAACAGCTATTTCTGCTTTATTAATAGCTATATCTTGCTCTAAAGGTTTAATGTTTGGTGCTGATTTGGCTTCTAATACATCTACCCTCTGAATAAGTTGTCCTTGAAACACAAACAATCCACCAATGGTTATGACTAAACCTACAATACCAGCTATAGTTTTAATATCCACGTATTCTCCTTAAATGTTCTTCTGTTCTTATAACTTCATCACTAGCTTGTTCAATTTGTTCTTGACGATTATCCATGACGTCATTATAAACATTTTGATTTTGAGCATATATATTTCTATCATCAAAATATCTTCTTGTTTCATTATAAGCACCTCCATCTATAAAAGGTTGATTTTGAAAAATATCATTATTTATAGAATTATATGTACTAATTGTAGCATCATTAGACATAATTTTTGCAACAATTAATTGAGTTGCTATTAGTCTTTGGTCTACTTTTTTTATTGTTTCGTTTACTTTTTTTGCTATATCTTCTACTGAAATAACTTGATTACTTCTTGGAGAAACTCTTCTATTCCTGCTTTCTTCCACCTCTTGATTTCTGCTTTCGAGATTTTCCTCTGCTCCAGTAGCAGTTTCAGTTCCATCATCTCTATCTCTACCTGCTCCTGTTTCTCCCTCTCCGTTAATCTCATTTTCCTCAGTAACCCCTCTAGGTTCATTTAGTTCCTGTGCAGAAGCGACTGTAGTTTCTGTTTCAGCAGGTTCAGGACTTGTTTCGTTTTCTTCAATAGCCTGTTCAGTAGGCTCTTGTTCCACTCCTCCTCCTGTT